GGCGGTCTTGCGGTTGACGTATCTGGCTCCTCGAGCGGAGTTACAGGTGGCGCATGAGCCGACGACGTTGAGCCTGTCGAAGGGGTCGCCACCACGGTCCAACTCAACAACGTGGTCGGCCTGAGTGCTGGGTGCGCGGTGGCACCAGTGGCAGGTGGGTTCTTCTGCTAGGACCTGTTTGCGAAGCGCCTTCCAGCGTGGGTCTTTGTAGATGGGGTTGCCGGTGGGCATTAGCCGATCCCGGCTCCGGCGCAGGCCGCGCATTGGTGGATGATGTCGTTGGTGTCGACTGTCTTGCCGATGCCGTGGCATTGTCCACAGAGCCTTGGCATGGGTATCTCACTAGATGCCAGTTCTCTCATAGTCTTTACTTGTTCAGTCTTTACTAATACGTCGGCATTATCCCCGTGAGGTTTATCCCTGTGAGGTGGCTTGCCTTTGTCCACATTGTCCACAGGGTTACACACAGGGCTGTCAAATACGTCGATGTCGTACTTCCAACGTCCGAGCGTGTCCTGATACCTGCGCCGCTTCACATACCCGGCGCGCTCCAGCTCAGTCATGGCGGTCCGGATCGCGTCAAGGCCTTCCTTCTTGACGGTCGCAAGGTGGGCCGTGGAGGTTTGCCAATGGTCGGGCTTGGACAGGATGTAGACCAGCACCCCGGTCGCCTTGAACGACAACCGGTCGTCGCCGATCACCTCGTTCCGGATGACCGTCCAGTTCGTCTCTGGGCGCGGTGTACGGCGGATCACTCTCCGACCTCTCGGAGCATTGCGCTGTCGTTCTCCCAAAGGATCCCGTTGTGGCTGATAACTTGCCAGCCGCGATCGGTCGCAGGCCGAATGAACAGCACCGGGTACCAGGTCCCGTCGTCGTTGACGAGAGGGTGAACCTCAAGCGGTCGGATCGGTTGTTGCCATGGATGGTTCATGTCTTGCTCCTTGATAGTCGGTTCAGGATGGTGACCATGTCGGTCGGCCTCCAAACGTAGGCCTCGGATCCGCAGGCCACCAAGGTGCGGATCCACCGGTCCTGCTCCGAGGACACACGTCCTCGAGCAGACTTCAGTTCGGCGAAGATTACGCCGCGATCGGGATGGGCGAGGACGAGGTCGGGGAACCCTGCGTCGCCCTGGAGGGGGGTGGCCCATACGCCGGGGCGCAGCTGTACGGCGCGCGTATGGTGGACGATCCAGCCATGCCAGTGTGCCGCCTCGATGACCGCCGACTGGAACTCGGCCTCGGGGCCTCTCATCGCAGGTCCGTGATCGGCAGGAGATCGGTCTGTGGGACAGCCAAGAAGACCAGACCCTTCTGTTCGTAGGCCGCGCCGTACTCGACGACGTAGTCCAGGTCGCGCCATCCGGCGACACGCACCGCCGAGCCTTGGATGATCGCCAGAACGTAGGGCGTGGCTGGTGAGCATCGGTCGGCTTCCAGTTCCTTGACGATCAATTTGCCGCCTTGATACCGGGTGGAGCGCACCTCAATCCGGTCGCCGACATCATGCCGGTCGGGGCCGAATACGCCGGTCCATTCCAGCCCGGTGGCGACCGCGACCGCCAGTTCGCCCATACAGCCGTCGACGTTGAACGAGATGACCTGCTCGGCGGTGAGGCCGTCCTTCATGTTCTTGCGTTGACCTTGGACGTAATGCTCGGCACGTCCGACAGCCTCCTCATGGCAGGTCAACATCTGCTCGGGCGACAGCTCGACGAGCATTAGAACGGCTCCTCGGTCTGTGCCTTCTTCAGCCGGTCAATCTCGGCTGATGCGTCACGCTTAGACAGTGCTCGAGGGTCGCCGTCGTACCGTAACGCGCGAAGCAGCTTGATCTGTGCGTCGGTCGGGCCCTCGCCGGTCGGAGCCGGTGCGCCGCCATGGCGGATCACCTTCTCCATCTCCTCGCGCGACGCGCGCTTAGACGCTTGGAACGTCCAGTTCGCGAGCGCACGTCCAAGGGCGGAGGTCTCACAGCATTCAACGTGGCTGGTTGCGTTTACGCCGCGCTCAGTCTTCTCCTCAAAGGCGTACCCGGTGGCGGTTGGTAGCGGATCGTCGCGGTGGCGGTACACCTCGGCGCGGAACAGGCAGGCGTGGTCGTCCATGCGGACAAGTTCGGTCCACACTCGGCCTTCCGGGTTGGCGGCCCAGAACAGGGCTAGACGCTCCTCGACGGTTGCGTACGAGGACAGATCAAACGCCACGGCGACGCTCCTCGGCTCGTTCTTGAATGCGGACGAGATTGTGGAAGTGCTCAGCCTTGTAACAGGGGAAGCACCACACGGACCACGATCCGGGGGACCAGTGGAAGATGTCGTCCCCGGCGAGCGGTGCGCCACAGCGACAACAGGCCCCAGCGGTGGGCTTGGCGAGGGTTGGGCGGTCAATCATTGAAGCCGCCGAGGTTCATGCGGACGAGCGTGTCCATGGTGGTCTTGGTCATGGCGGACGGTGCGATGTCCAGCGAGTTGAGGCAGTAGGCGCATTCGTAGAGTGCGCGACGCAGCTCGGCGCGGTCCTCGCGGAGTCGCGCGATCTCGTGCGCCATCGTCAGGATCCTCGAGGTGGCTTCCTCAAGGGCCAAGGTGGCTTGCCGTATCGCTTCTTCGATGCTGTCGGTCATCGGATAATCCTCTCTTGGGTTTATCCGACACGGTAGCGGATGGGTGTCGCGGAGTGGTGGAGCCGCGACCGTTCACGTTCGGTGGTGCCACCCCAGATGCCCGGGAGGCTTCGATCGGGGAACGACATCGCATAGGCGAGGCAGGCTTCGCGGACCGGGCAGGCGTGGCAGATCTTGATGGCGCGCTTCGCGTCGGCGGCACCTTGCCGACCGGGCTGAGGGAAGAAGATGATTGTCGGCAGGTTCTGGCAGTCGGCTTGTTCCATCCAGCTCGGCTGGTTGATGTTCAGCACGGGCGGCTCCACGGCTCCCAGCCACAGCCGCGATGATGGTCATGCCACCGCCAGATCTCAAGGGCCATCGCAAGGTTGACGGCTGGCTCGTTGATCCGGTCCCACGATCCGAACAGGTTGGCAGTCTCGTTGGCCCATACTTCGTTGATCTGGAGGAGGCCGTGGTCGCCGCCGTTCCATCGTGGGTCGCCGGGGATGATGTTGAGGCATCGGGATTCTTGCCACATCTCCTCGAGGACGTTGACCAGCTCCTCCTGGGGCCAGCCGACCTCAAGGGCGAGCTGCGCCCATTCTTGGCAGGGTGTGTCAAGGGCTGTCAGGGTGCTCAGATCGGCTTGGAGCGCGTCGTGGGCTGTTTTAGGGGCCTCTGAGGTGGTTGTGGTGGTGGTCGTGGTTGAGGGGACAGGGGCGAGGGGGATGGTGCGGACGGTTGGCTCGGTGACGATCGCTGGCTGGGGTGCCGGGTCGTCTTCGAGGATCCGGTGGACGATCTCGTTCCCGGCGATCAGGGTCATCATGCCCATGAATGCGAGAACGATCAGGTCGGTGGTTCTGAGGTTCATGTGGTTCTCCTTGAGGTCGGTCCAGCAGGGCTGGCGGAAGGGTTCCCTACGGTTTACCGACTCGGAGAGTCGATGTCAGGGATACAGGGCCTTCCATGTGACGGGGCCGACTACGCCGTCCACGATCAGCCCTCGGGCCTTCTGGAAGTTGCGGACGTGTTGGTCGGTGGCGCGTCCGAACTGCCCGTCGGGGGTGATGCGGAGGGCTTGTTGGATGGCGACGACGGCAGGGCCGTTTGAGCCGAAGCGTAGAGGCTTGCCGGGGTAGGTGGGCTGTGACGGTGCGGACGGTGCGGACGGCGCGGTCTGAGGGGCTTTTGTGAGCCTGTCGGCGGTCTGTGTGTTGTCGTTCCAATGGTCGGGATGGGTCTCGACGTGGATCCATGCGTCGCCTTGCCCAGGTGACCGCTTGACCCAGCCGCGACCGGCTTCCCAATACTGCTTTAGTCGATAGTGGTGGATCCTCTGGATGCCTAGCTCTTCGGAGTGGGCGATCAGCCACGGCAGGATCTCGGCCTCGAGGATGGTCTGGTCGGTGTAGCCGAGATCGACAGCTGCGCCGAAGGCGTGGGAGGACCAGGCGGTCCCTCCTCGGATTGGTCGCCGGTTGTAGATGCCGAGGCTCTTCAGCTTCCAGCGTTTGTGGCAGTAGGCGGCGAGAGCTTGAAGGTTCGGGCTTGCGCCGCCGTGAGCTGCGCCCGGTTCGCCGGCCTTCTGCCAAGACCTGAATCGGGTGGCTTCAGCCATTGTCTTGATCCTTGTCCTTGTCCCTGTCCTTGAGGCCGTTGGACGCGAGGACACCCGACAGTGCGCCGGTCATGAACAGCACTAGCGGATTGAGGGTTGCCCATGCGGATTCATCGTTGGGGGATACCTCGAGCGGTTGGACGACAAACAAGAGGCCGTAGAGGAGTGCGCCGACAGACATCATGAACGTGAGGCCTAGGCAGATGCCGATCGCAAGGATGAGCCGAGCCTTGATCTCGGAGTTGGTGTAGCGCTTCATGGGGTGGTGGCTCCTGTGCTTGTGTCGCATCGTTGGGCGGTGGGGGCGGTCTCACAGTTCTCGCGGACACGGTCGGAGCATCCGGCGACGACCCAGATGGCGACAGCGCCGAGCAGGACGATGAGAACAGCGGCGGACTTCATGGCTTGTCGGGGAAGGTGACGGTCGGGCCGGGTGTCCAGGTTGCCGGGAAGTCACGGAGGGCTTGCCGGTAGTTGGCCCATGCGTCGCGGTCGACGGGTGCGTCGGGGAGTTGCGTCCAGTCGGATTCGGCGAGAAGCCGGTCGCGGTGGTTACGCATCCGCTTGACTAGGTACTCGTCGGGCACGGTGTCTGGGTCAAGCGGTGAGGTGAGGTTGTAGGTCATGGTCATGCCGCCTCGTACTCGAAGTAGAACTGGATTTGGTCGGAGGCCGCCCAAGGCCACGGATTGCCTGCGCCGATGGCGTAGTTCGTGGCATTCTCGAGGTACATGTAGACGCGCGAGGTGCTGTCAAGTCCGACAGCGATGTGGCGGAGTAGGCCGGTAGACGAGTCCAGAATCCAGCCGTGCCCGCACATGACGTTGGAAGCCTGCGCGGTGACTGGGAGGCTGACAAAGTAGAAGCCGACACCTGCGTTGGTGCCTGATGTTCCGAACTGGACGCGACAGTTCCCGAAGACGGTTTTTTGAATGCGCCCGTACCGGCCCGATGTGACTGATCCGGTGCCGAGCGTCGGGTTGGTCGTTGAGGCGGTCAAGGCCGGGGTCCACGTCTCCCATGCCGCGCCGATCTGGTTCATGGTCGCGGCGGTCAGGATCTGCCCTGCCGATAAGCCTGCTGTGTACTGTGTCGCCATTACTGGTATCCCAATCTGTCAACGTCGAGTTGGTCGGTGTCAAGAATAAAGGCGTGGTTGTCAGCCCAGTTGCCCAACATCAGCGTAACAACGGTGTCCTCGGGCGTGACGTTGATTCGGCGGCCTTTTATCACGCAGTAGGCGGTTTGGCTGGATGCGCCGGAGCCTTGCCAGGTGATCACGGTGCGCTGCCAGATGCCGGTGGCGATGCCTAGCAGCTCGCGCCACGATTGTTCGGCGGCATCAGCCGCTCGAGCCTTGACCATGTTGGCGGTGGTGCGGATGCTGACCGGGTTGAATCGGCTGGTGCCGTAACGGTTGGTGAGAATAGTCGCCTGGTCAAGTGCGGCCGTGTCGTTGTAGGCCAGTGTGGCGAGGTATTGGACGGTGCGGTTGCCGTAACTGGTGTTGGTGCTGTTGGTTGATGTTTGGGTGGTTTGCCCGGTTGATACGCCCTTGATTTGGGCTTGGTTGATGAGCGTGTCGTTGTTGAAGGCTTGTTCAAAGCCGTCGTTGTCGAATGGTAGGTCGGTGCCGGAGATCGACCCAGCCGGGTCGAAGGTGTAGGTGACACGGTTAGCGCTGGATCGGGTGGTTTCGTAGCCGAGGCTTCGAATGTTGTAGTTAGCGACCGCGCCGGTGGCGGTGATGTTGGTGGGCCATGTCACGTCGGACACGGTCGGGATTAGGTACGTCTGGAGTGCGTCAGCGTAGGTAGTCGGGAGGATGGTTGCGCCACTGTTTTGCAAGATTGGCCATCCGCTGGCTGACCATTCGTAGGTCACGATGCCTTCGGCGTCGGTGCGTCCAAGCCTTGGGAAGACGATGCCATTACGGTCAACTAATGACGAATAAAAACTGCTGTAAACGGAACCAAATGGACTGTTCACCAAGGTGCTGCCGACGGTTTTGGCGGCGACCGTCAGGCCGTCCAACGCGGTAATGGTCACCGTCGAATAGACGCCATTGTCCACCAAATCAAAGTCGACAATCACGCCATCGAATACGTCAATGCTGGTGTCGCCCGCCCCGACGCTCGTTTTAGCGTTGACAAAGACACCCTGGGCGAACCAGTCGGTGCTGGAATAAGTACCCCCACCACCGGGGGTTAGCGCACCATCCTTGTTCAACAGGGTAATGACACACTGTCCGCGCCCAATCTGATCTACGTCGACCTGTTGGCTGATGGACATGGACATGACTCGGCTGGTGAAGTCGGTCGGGGAGGCCTGAGTGCCAATGTCCACCTTCCAGCTCGTCGTGATTGCCATGTCAGCGCCTGATGTTCGTGGTTGTTGCTAGGGGGATCGCACCGTTGTTGCGTGTCCACTGTTGGATTGCCGCCACTACCTGGTTCGGGTCGGCTGACGTGACTGTGACGTTGATCGTGTTGCCGCCGAGAGCCGAGTTGGGCGTGACATAGCCGGACTGCCCGGAGCCGAGAGTGAGCAGCTCTGGGCCGCGCTCGCCGACCAAGTACGTTCCGCCGGATACCGGGCCACCCATGGCGCGCCCGGGGATGCCGAGGGTGCCGAGGAACGCTTCGTTCTCCATGACCGCCTGGACGGCCTGCCCGACCGAGACGTTCATGCCTCGAGCCGAGCCGGTCTTGATAATGGCAAGTAAACCGACAGCGCGCTCCAGTTGCCCAGTGTTCACCAAGACGAGAAGCTCGTTTTGTTCTTGGTTGGACAGGTTGATGGTCTCTGCGAGGGTGGCGATCTCGCGGATGACGTTGGCGACGGCCTCTTCGTAATCGGCGATCTTGGACGGGTCGGCGAACGCTTCGGCGGCGGCGGTCTTCAGGTCGTCAACTGCGTCGGTCGCCTGCTGGATCGCTTCACGGGTGTCCAAGCTGTCGAGAAGCCGGTCCCATGCGATGTTCAGGTCGTAGGTGGCTTCCGTGGTGTCCTCAAGGCCCTTGATGAGATACTTGTCTTGCTCGATGGCAGTTAGCCGAGCGTAGTAGTAGCCCTTGTACACGTCGGTCAGGGCTTGGACGCGACGCTCTTCGCCGTAGAGCATATCGTCCAGTTCTGCTTGGATCTCTTTGCTGGGTCCCTTGATTGAGCGAACATCGTTGACGAATCCGGCAACCTTGGCAAAGCCGTCCACGAGGCCGGTTACCAACGGGATCAGGGTGTTGCCCAACTCGATGGACAGGTCTTCGGCGGAGTCCTTCAGGTTGTCCATTGATTCGCGGAACTTGCGCGCTTGTTCCAGTTCTTCCTGGTTGACGACCTTGGCTTCAGAGACTTCATCTAAGGACTTGCGCAGCTTGTCGGACCCTCCAGCGATCAGCTCGGACATTGACTGCCAGCCCTTACCAAGCAGCTCCGAGGCCACCCGGGCGCGTTCCGCCGGGTCCTTGATGTTGTTGAGCCGGTCGACCACGTTGAGGAAGGTCTCGTTCGCGTCAATAGTGCCGTCTTTGGCGTAGGCGACCTGTACGCCCAGCTCCTCGAACAGTTCCGGCGAGTTGCCGAGCACCTTGTTCATCTTGCCGATGCTGGTCTCAAGTGCTCCGGTCTCAATGCCAATATCTCCGGCGACCTCGGCTAGCCGCGACGCTTCCTCAACGGTGAGGCCGGTTGCGTCCGACAGTTCTCCGGCGGCGAGAGCTACGTCTTGGAACCTGCCGATCGCTTTGATGGCGAACGTGGCGATTGAGGCTCCGGCGGCAATCGCAAAGGATGCGGCGTTGGCTTTGACTGCGTCAAGGGCGGCTTTGCCTCCAGCCTTGAACTTGCCCATCGCGCCCTCAGCCTTGCCAACCTCGGTTTTGAAGTTGTTGAAGGCGGCCTTGGCGGCTTTGATGCCGGAGTCCTCAAGGGACGTGATGATGGGAATCTGGATTGCCATTAGAGCCTGACCTTCATAAGTTCGCGGTTGGCTTGTCGGACGACCTCGGCGACGACCTTCTCCATCTCGGCGATGGTGGGGCCGAGCCGGTCGTCAATGTCGCGCCACATGAACCGGGACGCATCGCCGAGCTGTGCGTTCAGGGCTGACGCAAAGTTGGGTCGCTGATACTTGAGTTCGCGTCGTGAGGTTCCGCCGCCGGCTTTGCCTGCCATGTCAACGATGGCGACCGGTGCGCCTCGGGTGACGATGCGGACCACGTTGACCGGTTTGGCGGTGCTGGTGGCGTTGAGGTCGCGTCGGGGGCGGCGCGCGTCGATCTTGATGACGGCGGTCTTGCGGTTGGTCCAGCCGGTGCGTCCGTTGTGCGCCATGCCGGACAGGGGTGGGGTGGAGGGGATGCGCGCGTTGATGTCGGTGACGAGCGGTTTGATGACGTTGCGGATCTCGCGGTTGAGGGTACGGCGGAGTTCCGGCTCCACCTTGCCGAGATCCCGTAGGGTCTCGCCTAGTCCCTTGACCTGTGCTGTCATCGTCTGGCCTGTTCTGCCTTCTTGTCTTGCTCGTTTAGTTGTCGGATCATCTCGTTGACGACCGATGGTTCTGTGTCGAGCAGGAGTCCGGGTGCTATGCCGGTTCGTAAGGCCAGCGTGGCGATCAGTCGGGTGACTTCTCCGGCGTGCCTGCTCGTTCTTTTGGGATGAACTTGACCTCGGCGACGGTGTCCAGCCATGGGGTGAACAACTTGACCGGGACACCTGCCGCCTTCACGGCCTCCCATGCGAGGTAGGCCATCGGCTTGAACTTCACGTCCTCGAGGAACTTGGACCACGACAGGTTCGGGTGGTGGTCCTCCCAACGGCAGGCGACCGCAAAGGTCACGGGGGCTTCGTGGATCTCGCCGTCGTTCATCACGACTTGGATGGTCATTCCGATCATGGGCGAATCCTACTCAGCAAAGTGTGCGGATCAGGTGATGTCGCGCGCCCAGGTGCCGCCGACGAATTCGAGCGTGATCATCGCCAGCTCGCCGACCGTTGAGGCGATCGGACTGAACGAGGCGAGCATCGCGCCGGTAATCGTGTACTCCGGGTTCGTCGCCGACTCGGTGGTGCCGGAGGGCGAGATGACGAGGTTCGTGGAGCCCTGACCGACGAGGGCGGCGCACATGGTCTCGATCTCCGAGGTCGCGCCGGAGCCGCCGTAGGACAGGTAGCACTCGAGCGAGACCGAGATGGAGGCGAGGCCCTGGACGAACTTGCGTCCAAGGTCACCCATGGCGGTCGCCTCGAGCGAGTCGTAGCCGACGGTCAGGGTGGCGGACCGCACCTGGTCGGAGATGTCGTAGGTCGTCGCGCCCTGGGTGATGTTCACGGTGGCGTTGGACAGGAATGTGGTTGTCGCCATGGTTGGCTCCTTCTGTTAGTTGCGTTTGCTGGAGATTCGTACGGTCAGGTCGTAGGCCGGTAGTTCCTGCGACCCGATCTGTGCGATGGTGGGTTGCCCTCCGGTAATCGCCAAGGTCGAGTTCATGAGAGCGTCGATGGCGGTGAGGAGGTAGTCGCCTGCGTCTTGGTTGCCGGGTGGCGGAGCCAAGACTCGGATCGTGAGGGTGATGTCGCCGACGTTGTAGGTGAAGGCGTTGAAGGTGGGCAGCTCGATGAAGACGGTGAGCGGTCGCGCGTTGCGAGGGTCGGTGACGGGGACGTAGCCCTTCGCGGTGATGACGTTGGCGACGGCTGTGATCGCTTCCGCGAACATTCCTGTGGCTGCCATGTCATGCCACCTGGCTCCTGCGTACTCCGAGCAGTTGGAGGATCCGACCGTTCGTCAGGGTTGGCACTCCGACTGACATGGTCTCAAAGGACTGGAAGGAGTCCACTGAGCCACGTTCGCGGTACAGGGCCGCCGCATAAAGTGTCGCTCCGAGTTGGATTGACGCATCGGGGGCGGTGGTGGGTGAGTCGAAGTATCCGGCTTGTTGACGGCGACGGAAGCACCATTGGTTGCTGGCGGCGACGCAGGTGGCGATGTAGGCGGTGTCGTTTGCGGTTGCGCCGGAGATGCCAAGGAATTCGGTGACGAGGGCCGAGGTGGTCCAGGTACAGGTGATGCTCCATGTCAGGGTTCCGGTGGGGATCGCAGCTGATCGCTCAAGGTCGTCGCCTGTGTCGTAGAACAGGAGTTGGTTCGGGACGATGATCTCCGGGTTGTACAGGAGGTCACCTTCGTCGTCGACTCCGATGAACAGGAACGTCGGCACCGCAAAGACGGTGTGGGTGCCGTTGAGGCCGTGACCGAGGCCGGACAGCGTTATGGTCTGCCCGACCCCGATCTCGGTGTCCTCGAGGGTTTGGACGATGGCGTAGTCGTCAAGCCTCATGTGCTCGATGACTGTGAATGTCGCCATGGTTGGTTCCCTCGTCCTGTCAGGTTGCTGTGCGTCAGGCCTGCGGAATCTTCATGAACTGGTTTGCGTCGATCATCTTCGGGGCGAAGTAGCCACGGAAGGCGATGGTGCGCGACAGCGTCGACGGGTTGTCGATGCTGACGGTTCCCTTCTGGGTCTCGTACACCCGGAAGGCTCCGGTTGCGGCAGCTCCGACGATGGTGGTCTTGGCGGCGAAGTTGGTGTCCACCACGAGACGCAGACCGAAGACGGTCGCGTCGCGGCTTCCGGGGGTCATGGTGCCGAAGGCGTTCATCGGGCCGACCTGGGGGAACAACGGCCTGTCCGCCGTGTCGGTCAGCTGTCCGAGCTGTGCGAAGACATCCGACGAGACGAACAGGTGGTCGGGCAGGTAGTAGCCGTTGCTGAGGATGGTGGTCGCGCAGGCGTACACCTTGGCGATCCAGTCAGCCGGGTCGGTGGGGGCGACGTTGCCGGTGGCCTGCGAGGTGCCAGCGAGGAGCGCGTCCGCCGCCGCATTGTCCGTGGCGAGGGCGTACTTCTTCGCCATGTCCTCGATGAGGCCCTGAAGGACCTCGGGCGACGACCAGTCGATTGAGGCCTCGGAGACCTCGACGTAGCCGCCGTAGATGTCCTTGGTGACCTGGATGTCGTCGACGATGTACTGACCGGCGGTGATCGTGGTGTTCTGCGTGGCAGGGCCGCCGATGCTGGTGTGCGTGGTGATCTTCGGGACGATGAAGACCTTGCCGGAGGCCGGCATGGCGCGCACTCCGATCGCATCGCAGACCGGGCGCAAGCCCTGAATTCCCGAGTAGATGGGGGCCACGATCGGCAACGGCAGGATTCCGTCGAGGTCAGACGTGGTCACGTCGGGGGCTGCGGCGCGGAGGTTGGCGTTGAAGTTGGCGGCGTAGGAGCCACCCTGAAGCTGTGCGGCGATCCATTCGCCTGCGCTCGGCATCTGGAATTCACGCTTTGCGGTGGCGTAGATCGGGGTCGTGGCGACGGCGGCCTCGACGGGGTTGGGCTGGTTGTCCATGTTCTCCTCCTCGGAGTTGTGGGTTGGGTTGGGTTCTTCTTGCTGGGGTTCGTTCGCTTCCGCTTCTTCGGCAGAGGCGGCGACTGAGTAGACCTGCGCGTCTGCGTAGGCTGGGACGGTGACGACCGACAGCTCGAGCCATCGGGCTTCGGAGACCTCGAGGACTCCTCCGGCGGTGCGCTTGAACTTGGTGGGGACTGCGCCGACTGACACCGAGTCGAGTGCGCCCATGGCGAGCAGTTCAAGGCTGTCGTCGGCGGCGCGTGTCTTCGCCAGTTTGGCGGAGAACATCATCCCTTCGTCGGTGGACACTCGTTCGGTGACGACACCGATGACGCGCGTGTCGTCGTGGTATTCGAGCAGTTTGGGTGCTGGGCCGTCCTCGGGTAGGGATCCCTTGAGGAATTTGACTTGTTCGCCTCCGGACAAGGTGGCGACAGTGTCCCACGGGACCGCGAGGCCGGTGATCGTCCGGGAAGGCTGATCGCCTTCAGCTGCGTCCAGGGTGACGTATTGGGCGGTAAGTCGGATCATCGTCTGGTTCCTTCTTCGATGCGGATGTCGGCGGTGTCTTCGATCTCCACGTCAGCCATGGAGTTCTCGTAGAGGTAGTGCTCCACGTCGAACTTCACGAACCGGTTTTGTGGCAGACAGAACGACGACGAGAGTGTCTCTTCGATCGCGGTGAGTATCTGCTTCGCGCCGAACAGGTACAGGTCTTGTCGAGCTTGTTGGGCGTTCTGGTAGGTGAACGAGCCGGGGACACCGATGCCCAAGAGGTACGGGGGGATTCCGCACTGCCGGGACAACTCAAGGGCTTGGAATTGGCGTGACTCGACGAGCTGAAGTTTGCTCGGATCGGAGGTAAATTCCTTGAAGGTCACGACCGAGTTGAGTGCGCCGATGGCGGAGGAGCGTCGTGCGGCGGACCAAGCTGCGGCGAGTTCTGCGAGTTCTTCGCCAGACATCGGTTCGGATGCGTCGGTCTGCTGGAGGTATCCGGCGGCGATCTCGTTGACGGCGAAGCGGTCGGCGGCGCGGTCCAGTTTGATCGCAGTTTGGATGGCGCGTTGCCCGGTGAACAAGAGGCCTTGGGTCGGTGCGATGAATTGGAGGACGTTCTCCATGTTGAGGTTCACGCCGTTGAACATGGCTTGTTCGGACGGGCCGAAGCGTTGGGGACCTTGCTGGTCCTCAAGGGTGACCATGGATGCCGGAAGCCATTGGAAGGAGAGCGGTCTGCCGGTGGCGGTGGATCGGCTGGTCACGTACCAGTAGGCCGATCCGTGGAGCATTAGGTCCGTACTGGTCTGGGACATGATGAAGTTCCGGGTGACCTTCGGGTCCGGCTGTCGCATCCATTGTTCCAGCTCGAGGTAGATCTCCTCGTATTCTTCGCCGGTCCATTGGAGCGTGTAGTGCTTGAGTCCAAGGCATCCCACGACCGACGCGATCATCTGAACGGACCGGGCAACGGTGGGGATGCTTAGGGCCTGTTCTTCCGCACTCCCGACTGAGTAGGTGTAGAACTGACCGATCTGTGCGGCGGATCCGGCGGCAGCTTTGAGCGGTGCGGACGCGAATGCCGCCTTCTGCTTCTGCTTGCCGAATGCCATACGGCGGAGTCTCCCACCGATGTCGGCGGTCGTCTACTCATGTCACCCGGATGCGAAGGCGGCCTTCTTGCGCACGACTGGGGCAAGTGCGCGTCCGGCGGCGAAGACGGCACAGCGCGCCAACTCAATCGGGCCCGGGGACTTCTGTGCGGACAGTGGTGCGCCGTCGTTTGTCTTCACCATCACGGCTTGGTTGATGTGTTCGGCGAGGGCGACTTCGCCGGTGTGGCGGATCTGTCCGTCAAGGATGGCGCGACGAACGATCGGGGTCATGGTCTTGAGTTCGCGGTAGCCGACGATCTCGGTCCGTCTCCGATAATCGGAGGGGACGAGCGGCTCATAGCCGGGGGTGATCAACAGCTGGCAGTCGGTGTCGTCGAGGACCTTGGCGATCTCGGTCCACATGGCCTGCTGGCGGTCAACGACAAAGGCGACGGTGACAAGGACCTCGAGGCCGGTGCGGACGGCGCGCACTCCGACAATGCGGTTCTCGTCAAGGCTGGAGTCAACAGCGAGGAAGCCTCCGGGTGGTGCGTCGGTGTTGGCGGCGAGGCCGTCCCAGATGTCGGGGGGCAGCCATGAGTCGTTGGCTCCTTGCCAGAGGTTGAGGTGGGCGCGCACAAACTCCGCGCGTGGGACGGACTGCCATGCGTCCTCGAGGGCTTCTAGGTCAACGGTGATGCCAAGGGCCGGGTTCGCCATGGGCCACCATCGCCGGTCGGACGGGTCCACTCCGGCTGGGGGTGAGTATTCGCAGAAGTAGGCGCGGCCTGTTTGCCCGGAGTCGATCGCTTGGATGCCTTGGGCGCGCATCTGTTGAAGAACGGTGGAGCCTGCGTCTCCGGCGGTGGACCAGCAGGACATCTGGGAGTCGCGGCGCGCGATCATCGCCGGACGGAAGGCCTGATACACCACGGACGGCTTGATCTGCCAGATCTCGTCTAAGAGCAGGTAGTCAATTGAGTAGCCGTGCTTGCCGTCGGTCGCAGCTGCGAGCCGGATGGTCGACCCGTCCGGGAACGTGAGGGACTCACGTCCGAACGACTTGTACGACTTGGCTCCGAACTTCTCGGTGAGCACCGGCTCCATCTCGCGGAACATGACCGAGACACGCTCGTACTCGTTCGCCACCAGGACGACCGACTGGGGAATGCCTCGGTGCGTCGCCATGCCGACCGCCCACCATGAAGCCAATACCTTCAGGGCTACCGACTTCCCCTGCTGTCGGGCCGTCGACGTGAGCGCGCTCGAGAACAGAAGCCGGCGATCCTCCCCGAACGACAGCTGGTCGTCGATCACCTTCTGTTGCCAGGGCATCAGGGTGATCCCGTAGATCGCCTGCGCGAACGACGCGACCTCAGAGCCATAAGTGCCAGCCGCCTCAACAGGCGTGACCAGCCTCGGGGCAGATCCGCCTCGAAGCGTGTCCGATCCGGCTCGGTCCAAGCCGGCAGTCTGGTCTTCGCTTCG